TAACCAGCGAGATGCCGAGCGGAGCCTATGTATCCGGATCGGACTTGCACTTCCCCCACACGAAGGCCAGCAAGTGGCCCCAAAATGGAGAAGGGCTAGAAGGAAACCCCTGGATCGTGGCCCACATCAATGGGGCCTGGCACGCCGCGAGCTTCGAGTGGCTGCGCTCGGGCCAGACCTCCAAACCTTGGTGGAAAGTCGAGGGCGGGCATATAAAGGCCGAGCCCTTCATCGGCTGGAGCCTCTCTAAAGGAGAAGAGTGCTATGTGATCGTAACGGCCCTTGCCAGGGGTAGCTCGCGCAGCGTCGCCGAGCGCACGGCCGCGCGGAAAGTGGTGTGGAAGTGAGTATCAGCACGTCACAAATAGCCGCATTCGGGTTCAAACTCGCGAAGGACGCCTACCGCAAGGACCGCGATAACCGGTACTCACTTTTGCAGGACTGGACGCTTCCTGATTTGAAGCTCGATCTCCACAGTTACGACGGTCCATTGATTCGGGTTTCGCCTATCGGTGAAGGCCGTGTCCGTATCACGGTCAAGGAGTACAGCGGAGACACCTGCGACGGCGCCACACACGCACCGGACGGTCTCAGAGGAGTGATGGAAGGTGTCCTGTTTCATGATCCTTGGTACACGGAAGTTCCGGCGATGGCACGGCACTGGGGCATGCCGGAGGAAGAAGTCAGACAGATCGGAGACACAATTTTCTCGACGATCATGCTGCGAGCGAAGGCCAAGAATATCGTTGCGCGGCTCTACTTCAACGCGGTCTGGTACTTGGGCGGGATCTGGCGTTCCATCAAGCATCGTCTGCCTATCGTGATCATCGCGTTGGCCCTCGCCACGCTCACAAGCTGCTCCGGCTGCCTATCGCCTCCGGATCATTCCGATCCCGCAAGCCCCTACACCCCCCCCGTCTACGAGAAAACCGCATGACTGCCGCCGATCTCTGCCTCAAGGACGACATCTCCGAAGACTGGTCTCCAAAGTGGGGTAAGCGTTTTTACAAAGGCGTCCGTATCGGCGCTGACGCATATCGTGAAGCGATACATTCAACAGAAAGGACGGAACATCATGGCTGATTTTGGGATGGAATTATCTGGCGCAGGAATCATGGCTATATCGTCGCTGGTATCAGGTATCGTGACGGCGGTGGCGTTCCGAATCCGCAGCGGCGGGTCAACGAAGACGATCTCTGAAGTCAGCGAAGGTCGAAGCGTAGAGAAATCTGATTGTGCAGATTTTCAGATTGAGAACCGCAGGCAACACTCAGAGTTTTATCAGAAGATACACAATTTGGAAGTCAGTAGGGCTGTTGATGTTGAACTTATGAAGCATGTTGTGAGGTCGCTGGAAGACATCAAGACAGACCTGAAATCTATCATGCAGGAGCAAAAGAAATGAGCGACCTGGGCGTAAACTTTGAGAACTTGCGGACTGCTGTAGAGTGGTCTATCAGCCAGTTCGAAACGCCCCGCAAGAAGCGGGTGGAGGCCATTCGTCAGTACGTCGGCAACCACTATGCCGATGGCGGTACTGATAAGGTCGTACCTACCAACTTTCTTGAGCTTGCTGTCACCATCTACATGCAGCAGCTTGCGGCCAGGGCTCCCCGTGCTCTTGTAACTGCAAAGGTTCCTTCTCTCCGGGCGTTCGCGTACTCCACGGAAATTGCTATCAACCAGATTCCCGATGAAATTGGTTTGGGCGACACCCTTCGGAGGGCCGTGGTAGAAGCGTTGTTCTCCCTTGCCGTCGTAAAGGTCGGTATCTGTTCTTCTGGCGTATCCATCCTAGGGCATGACAGCGGGAAGCCGTTTGCGGACCTCATCAGCATTGACAACTATTTTTGTGACATGAGCGCTAAGACTCGTGCTGGCATCCAATTTGAAGGCGACGACTACTGGGTTCCGGTAGAGACTGCAAGAGCTTTATACGATGGTGCTCCGTCGGAAGTCGAGCCCGACAAGCACACTGTCACCGGTGACAATGGAGAAGAACGCGCAGAGAGCGTCACAACCGACGAAGGTGCCGATCTGTATGAAGAAAAAGTTTGGCTCCGAGATGTATGGATACCGAGTAAGCACCAACTGTTGACCTACGGTGTTAAGTCCAAGAAGCTGTTTCGAGTGATCGACTGGGACGGGCCCGAAGGTGGCCCGTACAAGCTGCTTGGGTTCTCTGATGTGCCCGGAAACCTGCTGCCGCTTCCTCCCGTATCTCTGTGGCGTGACTTGCACGAGCTTGGTAATGCTCTATTCCGCAAGCTCGGGAGGCAGGCCGACGCCAAGAAGACCGTTGCAGCATTTCAGGGTGGCAATAACGAGGACGTGGAAGCGCTCAAGAAGGCTGCTGATGGAGAGGGTATCCGGTACAACGGGCAAAAACCGGAGCCGATTACGGTTGGTGGTATCGACGCTCCTACGTTGGCGCTCTATCTTCAGACCCGTGATCTGTTCAGCTACTTTGCGGGCAACCTGGACACGATGGGCGGACTTGCACCCATGACGGAGACCGTCGGCCAAGACAAGCTACTGAACGAGGCATCGTCTGCTCGTGTCAATTTCATGCGCGGTCGGACTATGGATTTTGCTCGTAGTATCTTCAACGCTCTGGCGTGGTACGAGTGGACTGATCCTGTCCGCAAGCGCACGGTAGACAAGCCCGTAAAGGGCACAGATATTACGATCCGCAGTCAGTGGTCGGAAGAGTCTCGCGAAGGAGACTGGCTGGACTACAACTTTGATATTGATGCCTTTTCGATGCAGTCCGACACGCCAGACACTAAGCTCCAGAAAATCGGCATGGCACTTGAACGCTTCGCCTTCCCCGTGCTTCCAATGCTTCAAGAGCAGGGCGGCATGATTGACTTCAAAGAGTTGATGGGTTTGATAGCACGTCTTAGCAATCTGCCCGAACTGGCCGACATTGTGAAGTTCGGAGAGCCCATGCAGTCGCAGCCAGAGCACGGGAATGGAATTCCGGCAATGAAGCCAGCGAATACCACTAGAACTTATGAGCGGGTGAACCGTCCCGGAGCGACTCGGCACGGTAAAGACGATGTTATGAGCCGCGTGTTGATGGGGAGCAAGGTGCAGCCGTCTGAAGGGGCTGCTCTTACAAGGGGGATAAGCTAATGCCAGTTTACTGTTACAGCAATGGGTATCAAGTTGTTGAGCAAGTATTTTCTATCGGGAATGCCCCAAAGGTCATCGAACTTGATGGTGTCGAGTTCCGCAGAGACTTTGGGTCCGAGCATGTAGGCGTACCTGCCTCCCAAGGTTGGCCGATGGAGTGCATAGCATCCGGGGTACATGCGTCTCAGGCCGGAGAGTTGCGCAAGCACTTTTCAGACCGAGGGGTTCCAACAGATGTGTCACGCGACGGGAACCCAGTATATCGAGATGCAGCTCACCGCCGGAAGGCTCTTAAAGCCCGAGGATTGGTTGACCGTTCGAGCTTTTTATAACAACCACACAGGAAAGAAACGAAATGTCCACTGAAAAAAAAGAATCTGAAAACGAAGACGTCAAGGTTTCACAGTCCCTAACTGATGAGATTGATGGCGCAGTCAATGATACGATGAGTGTCATTAAGCAGGAGCGTGAAGAACGCGACTTGAATCTTGAAACGAATTTGAAACTCGATGAAGTACAGTCGGGTGTTAACCCCAAGGGAGGCAAGACCCCCAAGGCAGAGCACGAAGACGACAACGACGAAGGCGTCAACAAAATCGGAGACAAAGAGCCCGATGCTGTCACGGATGAGTCGCTCGAACGTGCGGTGAAAGCCGGAGTCCCAATGGCAGAAGCGAAGAAGTACACCAGCAAGTCCATGCTGGAGTTCGTTTGCGCGAAGCTTGAGGATCTCGGCAAAAAGCCAGGTGAAGGACAAAAGGAGAAGGTTGCAGAAAGCTCTAAAGACGACCCCGAGCTTCAAGCGCTTCTGGAAGGGCTTCCAGACCTTGACCCTGAAGAGTACGACGAGAAGATCGTCGGAGGATTCAAGGCCATGAAGGATGTCATCCGCAAGCAGTATGAAGCGACGAAGTCTTCGAAAGAGAAGAACAGTGAGAAATCATGGTTTGACTCTCAAGTGTCAGGGCTTGGAGATGCGATAGAGGAAGAGATTGAAAAATCTCCTGGAACTCGAACCGCACTCAAGGAACAGTTCGATGTTTTGACGGCAGGATATAAAGCCGCCGGAAAGACTGTCGATCAGGAGACCATCTTCGACCAGTCCGTCGCAGTGGTGTTGCGCGAAGTGTCCGCAAAGGTTGCGGATTCTGATCGGGCGGAAAAACTTCGGAAGCGTTCAGGGCAGCAGATTCGTCGCCCGAACAGTTCCGCTGCGTCTCCGTCCGGCGATGTATTCAATGAAGTCGCGGCAGACTTGGACCGCAAATACTTCGACAAGAAGTAGAAGGGGATGATGCTATGGGTTTAGCTTTTTCTGAAATTGACGATGCTGTTCTGCTTACACAGAGCAAGCTCGTAAAACGAGGCGCATTCGTGGATATGCAGACTGATCTAACCGATCACGTCGCTGTTCGCGAGATGTGGCAAAACCGTCGCAAGGTTTTTGATGGTGGGCAGGACTGGGAGTTCGAGGCCCAAATGGACCACAACCACTCCGCACGCACGGTCGGGCTCTACGAGCAAGACGGTTCGAGCGAGAATGACACGATGAAGGACGGCAAAGTTGCAGCGCGGCATGTGAATGCCCACTACATCTACGACCAACGCCTTCCTGCGTTTCAGCGTGGTGGCACTGCCGTTGTGGATTTGGTGAAGACCAAGTACACGGGCATGATGGTCAGCTTCTACGAGCTGCTCGAAGAACTCCTTTGGGGTAAACCTTCGGACTCCGGTGACGACAAAACGCCGTATGGTTTGGCCTACTGGGTCACTCGCTCGGCGACGGAAGGGTTCAACGGCGGCAATCCGTCGGGGTTCACTGATGGTCGTGCTGGCATCTCGACTGTTGACTTCCCCCGGTTCGCAAACTGGACCGGTCAGTACGCAGCCGTTACCAAGGAAGACCTGATTCGGAAGATGCGCCGTGCGCACCGGAAGATTCAGTTCCGTTCCCCTGTCTCGCACGCAACGCCAGCGTTGGGTTCGATGAAAAACGGCATCTATACCAACGATGCTGTCATTGGTCTCATCGAGGAGGCTCTCGAAGCTCAGAACCAGAACCTTGGGAATGACATCGCGAGTAAGGACGGCAAGTCCATGTTCAAGAGCACGCCGCTCGTCTACGCGCCGTATCTTGACAATGACAGCACTGATCCGATCTACATGCTGGATTGGAAGTGGCTGGCAATCGGCGCTATGGCCGGTTGGGAGAACAACCTGTCGTCTCCCTACATGGTGCCTGGAAAGCATCTTGTCCGCCGCGTGGACTTGGATGCGTCCCTCAACATGATCTGCACGGACCCGCGCCGTCAGTGCGTCATCACCAAGTAACTAGCGTACAAAAGAAGGAGAAACGCTATGGATCACAGTGTTAATGGCCCTCAGAAAATGGGCAACCTCGTCATCGAGGAAGTCTGGTACGACGGCACCGACGCCATCAAGCAAGGCGAAGCGCTTTGCTACAATACCGATTACGGAACTGCTACGGTCTTCGATGGCCGCCGCTGCAACCGTGTCGAGCGCCCGAGCCTTGCTAACAACAAGGCATTCGCGGGTGTTGCGGAGCGTGATTACTATGCCAAGCCCTCCGGCCAGCGCGTGCGTATCGCGTGCCCCGGAAGCAAGGGAGCGATTGTTGCCCTCGGCGTTGACACCGTGATCGGGACGGGCCTCCTGTCCTTCGCGGCTGGTGCCGTCGGGTCTCATCGCGGTCGGTTCCACACTGGGAAGTATCTCGGTCGTGGTTCTGCCATCCCTCGCCAGACGGTAACGGCGCTCACCGAGTCCAGCATGATCGGAGCATGGTCGCTGGCCACTGACGGTATTACGTTGACCGTCGTCGCAACTGCCGGGCTCGCTGCGGGTGATACCGTGGTTCTGCTTGGCGGCAAGGACGAAGGGTCGAGCAAGGCCGTCGTTCCCGGCAAGTACGCCATCAATAGCGTCACCAGCGCCACGGTGCTCGTGCTAGCATCTTCGGCGGTCGGGGCAACGCCCGGTGGCGCGTTGACCTGCACGGGGTATGCCTATGTTGGCAATCCCAAGTGCCAGGCCGACTTGCTGACCGGTGACGAGTGCGGAGGTGTTGAGTTCATCAGCCCTCCTGCTGCCGGAAGCGCGGGGATGACCTACATGGTCGGAGGCGTAACCTACGTCTGCGGCGGTGTGGCCATCACTGGCGATGCCGACGTAGCTCTTGCACAAGGCACGCTGCCCGGTGAGAAGAAGGCGTTCATCTGTCTTGGGACTCTTACGACCAATGAGTTTACGCTGGACCTCGTCACGGCTGGCTTGCAGCTCGCCCGAACGACCTCTACTGGTGCTATTCTGGCGCTGTCGGACGTGACTGGCATTGATGCGGCTGGCGATGCCTGGTACGGCGAGTTCCAGGGCGCGAAGTGGCACACGCAAGACGTGGCCGGAGGCGCAACCGAGGCGTAACCGCTCGGTCTCAGGCACTGGGTCGGTGAAGACCATCGGCCCAGTGCCTCTTATCCACCCTTTCACATGACTGGAAACAACATGGATCAAGACAACCAGAAACCAGCGAAGGCGAAAATCGACGTGGAAGTCGTCCAGCAGCATCAAATCGAACACGAGGACCGCATTGACGACTTCGCGGCCAAGGCGTTTCAGACGATGGGCTACAAGCGCCGCCTGTCTGACAACATGGTGCTTATTTACAAGGACTTCAAGTTGCGGAAGGACCGCCTGCAACCGGGGCGTCTTACACCTGAAGGTCTGGCATTCGTTTCTGTGCTCGCGGAGATGGCCGACGGCAATCTCAATCTGAAAAGCAAGGAGTAGTCAGCCATGTCGGAATCGACACTATCTATCAGCTATGGCGACCTACAGATCGAGGTTGGTCGCTTCCTTGGATACAATGCCGATCTTAGCAAGTGGAGTGACAGTCAGGCCGAAGAGGTTGACCGTTACATCCAGGCTGGAATACGGCAGTTCTACTATCCTCCTGCTGTTGAAAACGTCGAGCCCGGCTACGACTGGTCTTTCCTACACCCTACTGGAACACTCACCACGGTAGACGGAGAGGGTTCGCAAGACTTGTCTGACGACCTTGGAAGAATCGTCGGAGACTTGCACTTCGATCCAACCGTGCATGTTCCGTCGATCACCCTTGTGAGCGAAAACATGATCCTCGTCATGCAAGAGCGAAACAGTAGCAAGGGGCCGCCCAAGCACGCCGCTGTCAGATCCAAGGCTGGCACTACGGAGTACGAGGGGCAGCGTCAGGAAATCCTCTTGTGGCCCGTACCTGACAAGGCTTACACGCTTGAGTTCAACTACGAGGCATATTCGGGGAAGCTCACGCAACTGCGCCCGTACCCACTCGGAGGTATGAAGCACTCTGAATTGATCGTGGAGAGCTGTATCTCTGTAGCAGAACAACGGGCCAATGACGAGCGAGGACTCCATTGGGAGTCATTCAGTCGATTGCTAGCATCCGCAGTGGCGATTGACAGAAAGAATGGGGCTCGGTATTTCGGGCAGATGGGCTGCGGTGAATTGCCGAACGTTGGGCGCGTCCGCCGTGGAGGTGGATCATACCCGATCTCATACAAAGGGGTGACTTGGTAGAGTCACATTAATCACAACAACAGGGGAACAGAAAAGATGCAAACACTAAACCTTCACACGTCTGACGGAGTCATTGTCAGAGCACCCGGCGTCGGGATCTTGGACGCATACGGAAAGACCGTCCCTGCCGACGGATCGAACGGATATGCCACAGGGTGTATCTTCCGCAATACCGCCGGAGGGGACGCGACGGCCCTCTACGTCAACGAAGGCACTGAGGCCAGTTGTAATTTCAATGCTGTCACCGTAAGCGCGTAACCATGCCAAGAACAGCCCATAGAGACATTGAGTTCCCGATTGCCGGAGTTGTCCGTCGATACGGATACCGAGATTACGAGCGCAAGCGTCCGTATTCGGCTCCGTGGGCTGTTAATGTGCGTGGTGTGGGAGTGTTGGAAGGCCGGGAGCGTGGCGGCTCCCGGCCTGGTCTCATACCCGTAGATGGCGTAGAGACGTCCGGTCTCGGAGTATGGGCGTGGCCGAATGGGGTCGTGCTTGAATGGGAGACAGAAACCGAGATGACTTACGACTACACGGAGGATGCTATCACGGCACCCGATGGGTCGAAGATCATCAACCCCGCGTCTCTCATCAAGGTGTCGGCTGAGACAGGGTCCGCTCCGTCCGACTACACAATAAGCTGTGTGTATCGTGACCGCGTGATCCTTGGGAAGGGGAATCTATGGTACGCATCCCGTGTCGCTAATCCTACCGACTGGGACTTTGGCGCAGACATGGGCGACGAAACCCGCGCCGTGGCTGGAACAGTTGAATTGGCTGGTGTAACCGGCCTCGACCTGACGGCCATCATCCCGCATCGTGATAAGGCGCTTTTCCTAGCGACAGCGAACTCTCTGCATGTGCTACAGGGCGACCCTGCTACAGGCACGCTGCAACTGATGGACGACGACAACGGCATCATTGCTCCTTATGGGTGGGCATTCAACGGAGAAGTCTTAGCGTTCCTATCGAACGACGGGGTCTATATAGGTGGAATCGGGGAAGTCCCTCAGCGTTTCAGCGAAGGGCGTATCCCGAACGAGTTGAAGAATATCGACGTTTCTTCCAACACTGTCACGATGGCATACGACCCCGGAGCCCGAGGGTTCCATCTGTTTATCACGCCTTCCACAGGAAGCGGCAAGCATTACTTTCTCGACATCGAAAACAAGGCGATCTGGCCGGTAGTATTTGGCAACGAAGATCATCAACCTGTGATCGCTGCTCGGATCAAGAACAAGAAGATGGAGCGAGTAGTCCTGAAGGGACGCGATGGTGAGTGGAGGGAGTTTAGTGCTGATGCTTACGATGACGACGGTACAGCGCTTATCAGTCACGTTCTACTCGGACCAATTATGATCGCACCTGGTGACTCCCGCGATGCGATGGTCGCAGAGATTTATGGAATCATGGCGGACGGTCTTCCGGGCACAGTAACGTTCGGTATCGTCATGGGCAGCAGCGCAGAGTCAGCCGCCGATGCAGCCGTTGCTGATGTGGAGGCTTCCCTCATGCGCATACCGACTTCTTCAGTCGCTGCGTCTGGATTGTGGACATCAGGAAGGAACGATGTGAAGAGGCCGCGATGTCGTGGATCATGGGTGGTTGTATGGATCTCTTCGGACGCAAAGTGGGCGTATGAAGCCGTCTCTATTGTTGTCCGTCAACTTGGAAGGAACCGAGAATGAAAATTTCAGAAGCGACTCCAGACACCAATGTGACAGGTGTCGAGCTTGTCCCTGTATCGGATGCTGGAAGCCCGAAAAGCGTGTCGATAGCTGTCATCAAACAGTTTGTGATCGACCAGGTTGAAGCTCTCTCAGCAGGGACTGCCATTGCTACGGGTAACGGGCTGTTTGCATTACAGACCGGCGTAATGAAGCCGATAGACATTGATCTCGTGTGCCAGCGTGCCATCAACACATTATGGGGTAAGGCTGCGAAGCCTTCTCCTGCTGGTACGGACATCATCCCTATCAAGGACGGAGCAACCGAGAAAACCGCAACGCTGGCCAATGTGGCGGCGTACGTCAAGTCTGTAGTCGATGCTAGCACCTTCAATTTGTCGCTGCGTGACCCTAGTGCGGCACTGACGGGAGGAGACATCCTGCTCGTCACACAGGGAACAGCAGGCAAGAAGACCACCATCACCGCCGTAAGCGCGGTAATCTATGCTGCGCTCAAAACGTATATCTCCGCGTTGACGGAAGTGACTACGCCTGCGGACTCCGACGCCTTCTATGTGATTCAGGGTGGCAACGAGCGAAAGGTGCCGCTGTCCAAGCTGAAAGCAGTGTTGGGCTCCACCGTTGCTCCCGGAGTTACGATAGAGAACTACATCCCCCAATGGTCGTCGGCACAAAAGACGCTTAAAAATGGTCTGCTGGTGAGTTCTACTATCCGATCTGTGGCTTCTTCTAGTGACAACTCGGTATCTACAGAGAAGGCCGTCGCCTTGGCAATAGCAGGTTCTGTCACGCGCACAGATGGCGATGCTTCGGGCGTGGTCGTTCAGCGCTTTGGGGCGTCTGCAACGGAGGGCCTTGAAACGGTCGTTGTTGACAAGGTCGTGACCCTTGGTGCTGTCGAGGGTGCCGCAGTGTTCACTGTCCCCTCCGGTGCGGTTCTACGGGCGGTACAGGCCAACGTGTGTGTTTCCGCTGTGGCTGGTGGAACGACAACGACCGTTGGACTTGGGGTATCAATTGATCCTGATGCCTACGGCGTTAGCGCTAGTCTCTCCAAGAATGCGAAAGTGAACATGCTCCTGTCGCCGGTGCGCCTTGCGGCGGCGGTGGACATTGCAGCGTTCCCGTGCGCTGGCGATGGCAGTATCGGCGACACATTGTTTTCAGCAGGTACGCTTCGAGTCAGAATCGTGTTTGACCGCCTGACAAGTCTTGACAACGCGGTATAAGGGAGACTCATGGATAAGATCAACCCGCTTCTCTACATCACCGACACCGACCCAGTTCCAGAGGAGGTGTTTGACGCTTCTGGATGGTTTGAGACCGAATATATCACCTTCCAAATGAGGTGGACGTACAACAACAACTCTTCGTGGGGACCGGACGGAGACAAGCTCGCGTGGTTTATGGCGCAAGGCTGGGTGATCTACAACAAGTCCATAGTCGATGTCGGAGGCCCCGGTGATGTCTACGAGTACACATATTACCTGAAACGCCGCAAGTTGCAGTCAGAACGTGTCCTTCAGGACATGATTAGCGAGTTCACCGGTGCTTATAACGAAGGTCGTGCTATCAACGACCAGCGCTATGACGAGATCGTGAACCTCTACTCAGTGATGTTGGACAAGACTGAGGGCGAAATATCGGCGCTCAATCTGGACACAGACGACTATGAAGACCTTGTTGGGCTTCTAACGACAGACTTTGATGACTTCGACGGTTCATCCGCAGGAATGTTGGATGGATACGGACAGAGCCAGCGTGACAGGATCACCCTACAATTTGACAACGAACAGTCCGTCGTAAAGCAGGGGCTGATAAGCCGAGGGATGTATAATTCTACCGTATGGAGTTCTGTGAACACTGGCGTTGAGCGACGGCGCGCCGAATCGCTTAATGACCTAGAGGACAAGATCCTCGCTCGCAGGGCTGAATTGTTGGAATCCGCCTATGACCGCAAGGTAAAGGTCCGTGTGGCTGTCCTCCAAGCGCGAGATCGCATCTTCTCTCTGCGCAGAGAAAACAAGCTCGGTCCGCTGGAACTTCGCAATACGGTTCTGTCCGCTATGCTCGGATTCATGGAGCGTCGGAGCGACGAGTATCCTGGGCTAGACCAACTGGCCGGCATTGCTGCTCAACTTGGCTATGGGGAAGGGGGCACGGTTGCCCCGTGATAACCTATGGCAATCAGGGTCGGATACTTTGGG